CGTCTATACCGTATGTGTAAATTGTGGAATTACCATGATAAATTTCTGTTAAGCCTGACTCATTATTATATTGCTTATATGTAATATTACCATTATCATCTAAAATATTATATCCAAATGTTGTATTATCAAATGTAAAGTTTAGATTACTTGGTAATTTAGATATGCGGCCGTCGTTATTAGACAATGTTACATTATTAGTTGATATGTTACCATCATCAAAATATGGATTTAAAGATACATTCGCCGCATTTACAAATCTATTTAAAGCATATATATTTGCTGGCGTATGTGTATCTGTAACGATATCGTTTCTCATCAACCCAAATGTACTTTGCCATGTAACATTTACGTCAAACCATTTTATGTCTCTTGTTCTTAATGCAATATTTGTTCTCAAACCATTAGGGTCATAGTATGCTGAATTATCTAAACTTTGCCATGCATCTGCAACATTGTCGTTATTTGAATCTGACCAAACAAAACTTTCTGTAACACCTGGTTTATAGTTTAATGTATTAAATGTAATACTATCCTTAACCGCCTGTGTAGTTCCATCTGTTACTTTTATAGATTTAACATTATAAAATTTCAAATCATTTGCACTTTGTACAACGTATGATAATCCTCTTATTGTCACGTTATATTTGTAAGTGCTTGTATCTATCGGAGTATACTCGAATAACATAATCCAACTATTGTCTAAACCTGAAAAAGTTGTATCTTTGGCATTTTGTATACCTAAAGTTCCTGTTTTTAATAAATCCGAATTATTAATTATGTAATAGGACTGATCAGTTAAGTCAAACCCAATACCAAATGTACTTTTATTGCTTAAAGCATTTTCTATAAGTACTTGTTCTGCATTTGTAAATGTTTTTCTTAAACTTGCTATAACTTCTTCAGCTCTCCAATTAGAATTTACACTATCGCTTAATGTCCAGGGTCCTATACTTGTACTTAATCCACTAGATAAGGCACCATTGTTTTGTACACCTGTAATTCTTACCCATTTATAATTTGCTATATTAGTTGGATCAGCAAATTTTACAAAAGTATTTTCTTGAAATACCTTAGTACTTTCTGTATTGTTTACCATTACCACAGTATCTGCACTACTAAATGTTTCAGTCATATAACCTGTCGTGCTATCTGTTGCGACTGGTAGAGGTTGCCATCTAATATTAAGTGTATCTGTTTGGAACTTGGTTGGAATAAAGTTACTCCATTTTTCTCTTAAAGTATCATATATAACATTATTTAATCTTTGTTCTTTTAGGTACCCTACTATAGTATTGTCTACAACTTCTGCAGGCGTATTATTATCACTTACTGTGACTGTCTTAGTAAACGGGTCATCATCTTTATATAGATACCCGTCTTCAGTATATGTTTCTACACTTTGGAATGTCCCTGTTGGGTCGTTAATATCTATATATCTACTATGTCCTGCATGTGTTCTATTCGTAGCCTTTAATTTTAAAATATTTGTTGTTTGACTTAAAGGAAAAACATTGTAATCCTGTGCTGACACCATTCTATTTTGAGTATAGTATGTTTGTGGTGCTCTTGATTTAATATTTTGTAGGCTTTCTGCAGGCAAACTGTTGTTTACAGTTGACTCTAATCCAAATGTTAATGATAAACGATAAGTCTCTCCTGTTGCATTTACATAAGGAATAGTTACTGATAAACTCTTTGCATCATCTGGATGTATAGAGTATCTTTCTCCAGCACTTACTCTGTGCCATACTCTAAATATTCCTGAAGGAACATTGCCGAAATTACCATCTGGAAACTTAATTCGTATTCCATCGTTATTTAAATTTTCTACTGAATATAGATTTCTCGTATTTAATGCTTTACTATTATAATTTAAAGTTTGACCAACTGTATTCGGTATCTTTGTCCATTGGTTTTCTACTACACCCTGTGTATTAACTTCTTGAATATACACATCAGTTTACATTTTTCTTTAAAATATCTTGAAATCTGTTTTGTAATGGTGTCTCATAATTAAAGTCTTCAAAAGCCAATTCGCCCTGCTTAAACATTAAAAAGAAACCAGTGTTACTACTAGATAACCCTAAGCCATCATTTCTATAAAACATGCCAAAATCATTTGTTGGGTTAGGTTGCTTTTCATAAAAATATTCATTATCGAAAAAGTCACCGTTAACGATTTCAAAGTCCCTAGTTACACCATTTACATTTATATTAAATCTATGTGCAATTGGAGATGTTATAGGAGTACTTATTGTATATTGATCTGTACTTACGCCTGAAACTTTACCTGATTTCACAGGTGCTGAAAATCTATTTGTTGTCCCCATAGCCGCATTCAATACGGTTATAAATTGTTCGTAACTATCTGGGTTATTTGCGTCGTCCCAGAATATTTCCTGATTTGATAATTGATTACCTTGACTGTCTTGCAAGGGTTCATTGGTTTTCAGTCCTGTAACTTTCATTAAACCACTTGCTGGAATATTTCTTTTAGGATTGTATCCTAACATTCTTGCTAGTTTAAATACTGAGTCTCTTCTTTCAGCAGTTTCTAAAAAGTTTTCTCTTGTATTAACATCCATTCTAAATGCAATACTTGTACTTAAAAATGCTAATAATTCTATTATTGCAATAAACTCTGAACTTTCTATATAGTCATTAAAGTTTTCTGGAAAATTAGTCCTTACATATTGGACTAAACTAGTCCTCATAGTATCGAAATCATATGCTTGAAAGTTTACTTCACTAAAGGCCTTGTATGCGACTTTCCAGTCCTCTGCCGCAAATAAATTATTTTGTCTATCAACTAATGCCATTAAAAGTCCTCTGCATTTCTTCTACTAAATTCTAAGAATAGTGTTTCAGATTGTTCTATATTATAATATTTTATAATTACCTCTGCTCTTATAGTCTGATCATTAATGTATAAAATTGTATTTTCTAACGACACCCTAGGGTCTAAGTCTACTATTCTTTCTATATCTTCTTTTATGTCTTCTTGTAAAGTTGGGCTGTCTTGTTCCATTAACATATCCCAAATAATACTCCCAAAATTCGGTCTCATTACCCTTTCGCCTTTCTTTGTATAAAAATGATTTAGTAAATCTCTTTTTATAAGATCAGTATCAGTAAGGGTATAAGGAGCCCTATTTTTATCTATTGTACTGAAGCCTTTGAATAATGTTGCCATGTAAGTATTTATCAAATTAATTAAATATAGTTTTAATAAAGACTTGACTTTGAATGTTTTAGATGCTATAATAGTAACATGAAAAATGTAATCTACTTACACGGTGCTAATGCTGATCCAGACAACTTTAATTACTATACATTAAAGATGCCTGAACATCCTTTTTTTGCTCCAGCATATGATATGGAACAAGATCCTTACGATTTAGTTGAATATATTAGAATGCAAAAAGAAAGGGAATGGGGCAAAGGCAAAGTTGTACTAGTGGGTCACAGTTTCGGAGGGTTACTAGCAAGTTGGTATGCAAGTGTTTACCCTAATAAAGTTGATCACTTAGTTACTATTGCAACACCATGGCAAGGTACGCCAGTGGCTAGAATACTTTCTATGATTTTCAGAAATAGTAAAGTATTTGAAAATACTAAGCCTGGCGCAGATGTACTAAGACTCCTACAAGAAAAAACTTATACAGGAAAGCACACTAATGTTGTTTGTACCGGTAGTTCTAATCCTTTAGCAGGGTTAGGCGGCCAAGCAAATGATGGTATGATATTAGTTTCTAGTCAATCCTCCACACCCCCAAAGTTCAAAAATACCGAGAATGTCTATATAGAAGCAGGGCATAGCGGAGTTTTGTTAAATAATGATGTAACAGATTTGTTACAGAAAATAATTGAGAAATAATATGTCAGATGTAAAATCTTTAAACAACACTTTAGAAGAAGAATTAAGAATTATGCTTGTTGAAAAAAACAATGAGAATGCTTCGTTAAGATCTCATATAGATTTATTAGAAAAGTCAGTTGCCGAAGAGCAAGAGCAGAAATACAGATTGCTAGTAGAAAATATGGACTTAAAGAAAAGTTTAAAAGAAAAAGCCTAACTTATTATAGGCTCTCTTCTTAGCAAGTTTTAAAACTTCTCTCAATTCTGTAAAGTTTAAATTTCTTTGTGCAGGGTACAATGTATGTTCTACCTCATCCAATTCTACTTGCCAATTCAAGTAATCTGGTGTAGAAAATAATTCGGCTTCATACTTTCTACGTGCTATATAGTCTGCTCTAATTTGAGGTCTCGAAAATTTACCAATTTTACCTACCCTAAATCTCTGCATTAGTTTAGGTACTGCTTCATATTTCCCCAAATTAAGAACAGCCAATACCTGACTTTTTGCAAAATTATCTACACCAATATGTGAAACGAAACTTGCAAGAGCACCTATTTGATTTTGATTTAAAGGTGTTGTAACTAAATTACTTACGTCTTTAATCGCTTGTTTAAGTTCTGATTCTAAAGCAAGTCTTTCTGCACTAGGGCCTAGTCCGTCTATAAATTCTACTAATGTATAACCTGTTTTTCTATGGACATACACAATACTAGGTCCGTCTAAAATAACGTCTATACCTTTGTCACTTAATTTTTGTACAACCGTGTCAAATACACTAGCCATTATCCACCTCCTG